TGTAGCAAGTGCTGTGTTAACTGCTGCTTGGGCAGGACTAACTACCACCTGTTCTGGCGCAGGTGGTACAACGTCATCTGCATACGAAGTTGATTGGCCTAATAAATAAAGGAGTGCTGTAAGAAATAGTGTTGCGAATAGACGCAATGCTTTCAAGTTTTCCCCTCGGAATACTTACTTTCCTCTTAGAGAATTATAGCGCTTTGCCTGCTTTACGAATGACAAACTTAGAAGCAACGTTTTGTGAATTTACAGATTCACCTTGTACACCCTTACCACGGTTAGCCCATGAAACAACACTTGGTTCTGCTTTTGATTTGTAACCAAGATTTGAGTTAAATCCAAACTCTTGTTTACGTTGTTTTCTATTTGGATTTACAGTTAATGGTTTTCTGTTTAACTGTGGAACTTGATCTGCCATTAGTCTAATCCACCAATAAACCCTGCAGCAGTTCCACCAGAACCCATACCGTCTGCTGATGACGCCGTATCGCTTCCATCGCTTACTGGTTGATTTTGGTCTCTAGTATCATAACTACCAGTTCCTGACCCTGATGATCCAACCATGTATGGATAATTTAAAAACCAAAATCCTGCACCTGAGTAGCCTGACTCACGACGTCGACCAAAACGACGACGTTGTTGCTCTTCAATATCTTCTGCAGAGTCAAACTGTGTTGATAAATTTCTCAATGATTTTCCTTGTGCCGTAACACGACTTCCTACAGAGTAACGACCATAAGTACCACCAGGACCACCAAAGAGTCCTTTACCAGTTTCATATCTATCTTCCATAATTAAACACACCTTCTGGATCATAAACAACTAACGATGATGCAACTAGTTTAGCGCTCATCTCTCGACCGTGATGGCCGCAAAAATAAAGTTCACCATTAGCAAGAGTCGCTCTGACTAACGCCTGTGCTCCGCACTTATCGCAACGGTCAAGTGCTGACATAGCCTCATGCGTAGCGGTAGTTGTCATTAGAAGAACCCTGGCTTTGCTACGGGAGTGTTTGCTCCAGGAGCATACTTGTTCTGTTCACCAGAAATCTTTGGAAGTTGCTTTTCATCAAACGTTGAACTTCTAGGCATTGCACCAGCCATAGTGATGCTTCTCTGTGGTGAGAACTGCTCCATAGAAAGGTTCTGGTTCATGTTCCTATTTTGCCCCTTTTATCTCGTGGTGTAAGGCCATAATAACAGTATGGATGACGCAGCCTATATTGCAAAGTTTTCTTGTAGTATATGCGGCAAACGATACGTTGTTATGATTCTTGCAAGAGATTGCGAAGAAAAACATTTGGAGGAAGATTAGTGCCGTCATACGAATACTCATGCATTCAGTGCGATTTAGATTACGAGAAAGAGCGTAGCATCACTGATGCAGATCCTGGTTATCACTGCGACAAGTGTGGCTACGCTCTTCAGCGTGTCTTTAATACCTTTGGCCTTGCTTTTAGAGGTGGAGGCTTCTACTCAACTAAAGACTAGTTGTAGTTTGGGTCTTCTTCTTTAGCAGGTGCTTTCTTTGATGCTTTGTCTGCTGCTTGACGAGTCTCGACTTCTGCGTCTGCAACTGTCTTTGCACCTTTATCAACGGTTGAAAATGCTGCGTTGATTTCGTCGAGAGTTAGTTTTCCATCGTCCATAAAAGCACGGGCCAACTTTTCTACAACTGCAGCAACTGCAGTAAGACCTGCGACTGTTACCGCCTTGATAGTTGAGATACCAGCGATAGCACCAGCGCCAATAACTGACAGACCGCTTGCTGCAAATACTGCAACAATACGCATCAATACATTGTTTAGACTCTTCATGAACATAACCTGTCTCGATTCCCCCTCAGGACTTAGGTTCTATTATCAGTCCTGGAGGATGCCCATACGTTCTAAATAGAGTTCTTTTTCGCTCATTAAGTACTGTTCAATGCGCTTGTACTGTATTTCTGTCTGTTCTTGTGTTGCTTTAACTTGTTCTTCTGTCATTTCTTTATTCAAATCCTTAAAAGTTTCTACGGCTAAATCCAGGTTGGTCTTAGCCAGTGCTGCCTTGAGTTGGGCTTGTTGCCACATAAACTCGGCATGGTCTTGTTTTCTTTGTAAACGCTTATCTTGTGTTTTTGACATTCCAAAATCTTAACATAATAAAGGAGCCGTTTTTGCGTGCTCTTGCTCAGGAGCCACTTATTCAGTTGTGTGACTAATCTAACTCACAACTGCTGTGATCCGCATCACAAACAGTTACTTATATTGCTCCTTGACTAAAAACGGCCCAGATGTATTCATATCTAATTTCTCAGCAACGGCTAAAGCCTTGAGAGGCTTGGCTCCTGCATGGAGTGCCCCAATTGCATAACTAGCGCCAGAACCTACTCCGTAGATTCCGTCGTCACTCATACAGATAGAGCAGTCATCGGCAACATCAAATGCCTGACCACCAACTGCAACTAGGAAGTTAAAGCGAGAATCATTACCTTTTCCATCTCCCTTACCCTCATTGAAGTCATGACCATTCTCTGTAAGGCATTTTCTGAGAGAAGGCATCACTTTAACAATCATGAAGTGATAGATGTCTTGGAGATCTTTTGCAGTTGGTTTTGGCGGATTCCACAAGTGCTGTGCAATATCGCAAGGTGCAACTTCTCCAGAACCAGCAATTAAGTAACCATTGCGTTCTGTAATCTTTTCCATTCGAGGATGGTGGTAAATACGACCGTCATCACCAGTTACCTGGTTATCGGCAGCAAAAACAACTTTGTCCTCATACTGCACCGCTATAATCGTTGTCATTACTCTCCCTCATTAGAAACGCCCCCCAAGGATACCATTACTGGAACCCTGGAGGGCTAGAGTCTAAATTGTCCGTTTAGAGTAGTTTGACCAATTCTTCCCATGTCTTAGGCCCAATGATGCCATTTGAGTCCACTACGTCGTGATTGTCCTGAAATGCAACAACTGCCTTCTTTGTGCCTGGGCCGTAATCGCCGTCTGCAGCCAATCCTAGAGCCTTCTGAACCAACTTAACAGATTCTCCCTTGGCTCCTGGTTTGATCTGTCCAGGGAACGCTGGGGCCTCTGACATAGGTACATCTACATTGACCTCGTTGCCCTTGTAGTTAGGACGACCCCAACCAACGATGGAGACAAGAACCTTCTTCTTGTTGACCTTGTAGCCACGAGTTTGCTCGCAGACCTCTCCGCCATTTCTCTGGTCTCCCTTTTTCTTGCCGCTAGTGTTTCCTTCGATAGTCAAAACGACTCCGTCAGAGTCAATACCTGTGCAGATACCTACGTGAGAAATTCGATCGACACCGTCTCCTGGGAAATCAAAATACAGGATATCTCCTGGTTGTGGTGATTGACCGCAATCTGCGTCAAACCATGTGCCCATCTTCTTAAATGTCGCTGCGCCTGCAACTGTCGAGATAGTATTAGGAATCTTTACACCAGCCTGGTTTGCCACCCACATACAGAAACTTCCGCACCATGCTAAGTAGTTAGCCTTGGTAAAGGCGCCGTACTTGGTCTCGTTATCCTTAGGGCCTTCAATAACCCCTACTTCTTTCTTTGCAACTTCAATCATTGCCGCTACTGTGCCTTTGTCAGCCATTACGTCTCCTAGCCTGGAATAGTGTCGTTAAACTTGTCTATAGGAATTCTCCAAGAATTCTCTGGAGGGTAATGATACTCGTCCTTGGTGCACTCTTCAGTAGGAAGCCAGCCATAAACCTCAACTTCTGAGTAGTAATCACGGTCTAGAACTCGTGCACCAACCAAGATCACCCCAGGTCTGATGTCTTTAGGAAAGACTGGAATCTCATCCTTGGTACGTACTGACTTGACCTCATAGCAGGGCATTACATCAGGAAAGTCTTTTCTGAAATAATGTTCCTCGTTTGTATAAAAAGGAAATGTAAAGGGCTGCTTGTATAACTTAGCAACTGCATACTCTGCAACGATAGTTCGTACATTAGCCGCAATCTCTGGCTCTAGGTACTTCTTATTCTCTCCTGCATAGTTAGGGCGATCAACACTGCCAAACTTCATCATCCATCGGTTTAATGCAATATCTGCACAGGCACGTACTTCTTCTTTGGAAAGAGTAACGATCACTTCTTATATTTCCAATCAACCCACACATCAAAGGCTCTGCCAATGACAAGACCAATCATTAATCCAATAAGAAATATTTCCATTAGTAATCCCTCATGCGTCTTGTCTCCAATGTAAATAAGATTTAATATAAACTGCTGCGTATGCTAACGCGGAAAATATAAAGCCATACTGATCTGTGATTAATGCGTAAGTAATCCATAGCACTTCGTTAAAAAGTAAAACAAGCCATCCCCACACAGTCTTTCGACCAACAAAGAAGATGCCTGTGACGCCGATAATTGCCAGTACCCATGACCACATCAGTTATAGTCCTTCTCAATAATTACATACCAATGTATAAAAGCAATAGTCAATGCTCGATCTTTTGGGTAGAACTCAAATGCAAAACCCCAACTATCAGATACACCGCCCATTATCCAACCTTTTTTAAAGTACCTTTTATTTTTCTTAAAGTTTTTAGGTATTGAGGATTGAATTCTTCGGAATGGTCGGCAAAATAAACGAGTAGGACTGCTCAATGGTTGCCTCGTATCAAATCAATAACCCAAGTAATTGCGGTATACACAGCAATCTCAACATCATCTACTGGAGGTAGCATTCCCTCTAGTTCATCTTCAATACGTTGAGCAATCTCCTCACGTATCTCTTTTTCTCTGTAGTCCCAAGTCTTCTCCATCATGAGCGACCAAAGTCATCTTCAAGGCGCACGATGTCATCTTCGCCAAAGTAGAGACCTAATTGCGTCTCAATAAAAATAAGATCTTCTTCTCCAGTATTAGCAATACGATGAGCAATACCTTGTTCAATAATAAAGGCGTCTCCACCTAATGCCATTGATTGAATGCCATCAATTGTTACTGTGCCAGTTCCAGAAACAATTACCCAGTATTCAGAGCGTTGTTCATGTGTCTGGTATGAGAGGCGCTTACCAGGATGCACAACAATGCGCTTTACCTGATGAGTCTCAGATGCGGTTAGTACTTCGTATGTTCCCCATGGGCGGTCTGTAATCATGCCCAGACCCTATCACAGGTTATTCTTCGTCTTCTGGCTCTGCCTTACGAGGTGGGACGTTGCCACCGACCTTGCGTGCCCAGGCATCGCCCTTGTCGGTACGATGACGAGAGTGTTGTGGCGCCTTGATGCCAGTGTCGCCAGCAAGTTTGGTTGCCCTCTCATGCAGAGATGTCCCAACACCAAGCCCTTGAACACGACCGATCACGTTGATATTACTTATCTCACCAGTATTCTTGTACCAATCCATATGACCTAGGTATCTGCCCTTTGCGTCATTAGCCTGGATAGTGTGCAACTTAGGGTGTTGTTGAGGTGCGCCAGGATGGATGTACTGGAATTGAACTCCAGATAAATTTCTTGGCTCTTGTGGATCGTGCCACTCGTCTCTAGGTGTCTGCTTCAAAATCCAGTCTTCCCTTCATTGTGAAGTTTCATTGCTTCTTCTTTGGCAGCGGCTGATGATCGATGCGTGCTGATCTCGTTGCCCTTAGCAGTCAGAGCCCATCTCTTATCCGAAGGACGGCCCGTGTTCGTTGCCCTGTGCCAACAGCAAGATATAAAAAGTTCTTTGTTCTTTCCAGTCTTCTCCCACGTGAACTTATGATTAGGAGTGAACTGCTTACCTAGGTTGTCTTCTGAAGCCATTAAAGCACCCTTGAATCTACATCACGCTTTTTTGTAAATGGCTTCATTGACTGACGTGTTTCGTACTTCTCAGTTGGCTCTACCACTGGGAACTTGGCGTTGTCGTTAAATTGGCGTTGTGTGTAATCGACGGTGTACATGCCTGAAGTCGTAGGAATCTGGTGAACAAAGTGATTAGTGAAGCGATCTGGATGCGTAGTGGCTCGACGATACTCGACAACGTGTGAGCCATGAGGAAGATGATCGTCTGCAAGACGACAAGCCTTGTCGCACTCGCCCGCGGCACTCTCTTTGTTCTCTCCTCTATAGCGCAAGTCGTTACCACTGCCATCTGCGTACACACCACCTAGGTGTGGATGGTCATCACGCAACAAGCCATGTGCAATTCCATGAATCTCTTTAGGTGTGTGGATGAGAGGTATCTGTTCCCACTGACCTTTAGACAAGTTATTCTCTGCAGCCATTAGTTGTTTCCTAAATGTTTTTGCACTTTGGCTTCGTGTGCCTTAATGCTATTGCTTTTTGTCTCTACAACGTGACCACACGAGCAGCGAGTACGCCAACCGACAGTCTTAGTATTACCACCGCTCTTTGAATTATAGCCCTTT